GAGAGAATCGCTTAGAATCTTTGTATAAAAATGCCAAAAGATACCCACTCCTAACTTTACCAGGTTTGAGTATCCTTTCGTTAGACATCCTCATCTCGCCATTCGGTATATGTTTGGGTCTGCTAACGCTTTTTACTCGGCCCCAAGAGCTTACCTGATATGCGTCTTCAAAGCCTTTCACTGGTTTCCATCGTTCTGCAGTATTCATAGTATTAGTATAACAAAAAACTCCCCGAAGGGAGTTTCTTGTGCTAAGACCTGGAAGAATTAACAATAGTCAAACGAATCGAACTCAATGATGAGACCGAGTTGTGGGAAGGTGATACCAGAACCAACATAAACTGTATCGATCATACCAGCATAAAGCTTGTCACAATCATAAGGTTTGATGTTTAGGTGGTAACCATCTTTTTCGAACGAGTAGCCAACACGTGGGTCGAGAATAGCGACATATTGTTTTTCGCCATCAGCAGACCAGAGTGGATATTGGGTGGTAAGAGAACCAGCGCCAGATCCAGAACCGCCAGCACCGACAGTCAACCATGGAGAGCGTTCGAGGACTACTACTGGGATGTCGAGGCCAAGGATTTCCTTAACACGATCGACTAGGCGATAGCCTGGGTAGAGCCACTGCTCAAAGGTGTTAACACGAGTGTTGCTGAAGTTCAAGTTGTAGACAGTTTCTACGCTCTTGATAAGTTCAGTAGCGAACTCAGAGGTGATAAATGCGGTTGGGTTGATGTTAGCATAGCTTTGCTTGAGGTACCAGACTGCTTCAGGAACGACACAGCGAGCGTTAGCAGCAACAGTACCTTGGTTGGACCAGTAGTGGGTTGGGTGTGCAGCAGCAAGAGCAGCGTCAACAGTAGTTGCAGGAGCAGCTACGAGGCCGTCGATAATCTTGTTCCAGAGATCAACCTCACGACCGAATTGGTAAGCTCTCTTAGAGAGGGCATACTGACGGGTGAAGAATTCAGTGGTCCAGAATGCTTTGTTTTTGTCGCACATGCGTACGCCGTATGCGTATTCGCAGTCAAAGCGGAAGCGGAGCTCTTCGAAGGTTGGAAGAGTGTTGATGCAAGGCACAGTACAGTCGAGAACGATGTGGCTGTGGCATGAATCGCCTTCGTTTGCTTCGTATTCGATTTCTTCTTTTTGGAAGAGTGAGAATGGGTTTTGATCCTTGCGGATTTTTACAATGAGTTCCTGACCGAATTCGAGGTTGCTGAGAAGCAAGGAAGTATCGATCATGCGCTCACCGTTGAAGAAGGATTCAGCAGAGCTGAGTTCCATCTTAAGAACTGGCTCATCTACGAGATCACGCTTAACGATTTCACGATAAAGTGGGAAGTTAAGATCGTAATCGAAGAAAGACTCTGTAGATGGGGAAGTTGGAGTGGTTACAAGTGTTTGATTGTAACCAGTAGCGATAGTTGCCATTTAAGGTTTCCTCAATTATTAGTTTTACTTCTTGCCTACCATATCACGGCGATTGATAGTCGTCTTGGCTAAGGCTGTCCGTCAAATCGGCTAGGTCTAGTTAGTGGCTCTATGGTTTATCAGGCCATCGGGCGTGACTAGGCCGAGTCTATCTGTAGACACAGGCTTAACCTATTTATAACATAATAAAAGTCTAAAAAAATTTTTTTATATTTTCTTCCAATGAAAACCGCGTGCTGTTCTAAATTGCTTGTCTAGTACTCTAGAAATCTCTATTGGAGTACACCCAATTTCTCTTGCAGCGCTTCCTATACTTATATATTTTTTCCCAGTTTCTAGACAATATACACCTACACACTGCTCGAGAAGCCTTCCTTTTAACTCATAAGTATAATGTAATAGGTTTCCACTATTAGATATCCATTCTAAGTTTTCTACCCTATTATCAGTTTTAATGCCGTTCTTATGGTTTACTATCTTTAGTCCTCTTGGATTATTTATAAAAACCTCAGCCACAATACGGTGAACTTGTTTCGTAATCTTTTTTTTGTTGCATTGAAGTTTAATGATGCGGTAGCCATGGTGATTGGTGGTAGTTTTTAATATCTTTTCTGGATATACCCTTATTCTTCCATCTTTCATGACTACCGTTCTTTGCAACCGTTTTATTAACCCAGTGTTACTTACCTGTATCTCCCTATCCCAGCCTGGTATGTCTTTCCAAATAATCATACTGATCATTATACCAGTTAAGAAACTATTAGTCTATATGGTAGACTAGGCTTAACTACAATATACTATACAAAATCGCCGTTCCAAAAAAATTCTTTTATTCGTGTACGTGCCTAATGAAGATTGGCTTTGCTTCACCGTTCACGGACCCGTAGATTTTATAGACCTGCGCAGTTTGACTGTTCACGGACCCATAAAATTTGTTCACGTGGGTGGCAGCATTAGACACAGAGCCATATAAGTTTTTATCTGGAGGAGTAGCGAAGTGTAATGTGTTGCAGGCGGTGGTTCCAGCTGGTGTAACAACCTGACATTCGAGAGTATACCAGGTGTTTGGTGTTAGCCCAGTGATGTCTAGGACAATATCGTCACTAAACATATCTTGCACGACTGTCCAGTTAACCCAACTTCCACCATTTAACCTATACTGCAATGTCTTGTCGTAATATCCGCCATCGTCGCTGGTATACACGTGAAACTCTGCCGTAGTAGATGTGAGTGTAGGAGGAAGAATCTCAAACGATGCAGGAGCTGTAATGATTGTTGGGGCTCCATCTGCGGTCTTATAACGATATGCGCCAACAGAGTTCTGAGCATAAAGTCCAGTGTATACCAATGCGTTTGGCTGCATTGTATAAGTTGATTGCGCTTGGTTTCTGCTGTTGCTAATAACGTTTCCAGCACCATTTATACAGTTGACTGCAATACGTGCAAGATCAGGATACCCCGAATCTGTATAAGGCGTGCCTGCGGCAAGCAAATTAAAGGTAGTAAGGGCGGCTCCGCCGTCGTTTACTGTAACAACTGTGGTTTTGATACAAACCTCGTAAGCGTTCTGGTCCCAATATGTCGATAGCGTTCCGATGCTTCCATTAGATGGGGCTGTTGCCTGAGACGGGATAAATACCGACCCAGAAAATGCAAAGAACCCTGGGTTTCCGCCAGTAGACCCAGAGTACGTCCCACCAGAAGATGAAATGGTAAAACTTACGTGGCATACTTCTATGTCTGTGGCTGGTCCTTGGTTGCCAAACAAGGCAAAGCTGACGCTTTGGCCACCAAAAGTGAATGTAGCTGGGTCACCAGCTTGAGTCCAATAGCTGTTGGTCCTAGTGTATAAAAGATAAGCAGTGGCACTCGTGCCAGAGTAATCTACTCTAACACGAGTTTTTGTATACGTTCCAGTTGTGTAGTAGTCTGAGTAGACTGTAGCCATAGCTTACTCCTTAAAAGTTCTTTCTTCTTACGTAAACTGCGAACCCTGCTCCTTGTCCCCATTTAACACTAGCAGCACAAGCTAATCTGAACGCCTGAATTGCGTTCCCGTCTTGCACACGACCACCATAGTTGAGGGTTCCTGGGTGGCCACCAGACATACCGCCAGCAGTGCCAGAAAATGCCCAGTGAGAACCTGGATAACAGCTTGATGCGATGAACTCAAAGGCACACGAGTCCCAATCGCTTGCAGTAGTCCACTCGTGTCCAAACCAAGCCGCTGTGCCAGAATATCCAGTAGAACCAGAGCCACCATACCACGCCCAGTTGCCATTGACTACACCTTGATACGAGTTGAAGACGTTGCTTGTTTTCCAAACTCCGCCGATTTTAACCTCTACTCTAGTATATTTTGTAGAGCCATTGACGCTTGGACATTCATACGCTCCAACGACTTTATACTGCATCTTTTGTCCTTGGTAATCAGCAGGGATATCAACTGTTACGGCAACGGTGCTATCGGTAGTGGCACCAAGATAGGCATATCCTACACAAACCCACTCGCCATTGTTTACTAAGTCGAGGTGATTGAGTTTTGCTCTCGTAACAGAATAGTCTTGAAGGTTAGCCGTAGCCACGGCGTTGTTTGCTAGGTCAGAAGATGTAATTTGACCGTCGCTATTACCGTACACGGCCACATAGTTATCTGCTGCAAGTGCTGAACCTGAACCTGGGTCAGTTGAAGTCATCGTGATTTCTGGGCCAGTGATATTCGCAGTTGCGTTGCCACTCTGGTTAGCAGTAAATGTCTGTACAGTTGTGCCGTTCTTTTGGATAGTCAATGTACCATCATTTACTGTAGGCTGAGCAGGAGTATCCCAAGTGCCATCACCTTTTAGGAACTTGTCCTTATCTGCGATGAGAGGCTTAGTGACATAACCAGCTGCACCATCTGCTGAGCCAGTAGCACCAGTCATATCCTTAGCTTTGATGGTGATTGTGTTACTTGAGTAAGACGAAGTGAGAGAAGAGTCTACTGCTACTTTAGAAGAAGCTTCACGTGTAGTTACACTCCAAGAGTTATCATTCTTGAGCACATAGACGAACACTTGGTCGCCCTGCTGAGATGCCGAATGTGAGGAAACTGAGCGGTAATACTGGAACTCCACCTGGGTAGGCGTAGTCTCGTTGTTGACGTAGGCCATAAAGGCTTTACGAGTCTTAGCCCCGGTTGCTGGGTTGGCGTTAGAAGACGCACGACAGTAGACGATACATTTAGCATTGTAAGCTGCAATAAACTTAGCCCAAGCATTGGATTCGCCGTAGACCATTTCTACGAGTTCTGGAAGTGGAGTATCAGCCCAAGTCCCGTCACCCTTAAGGTATTTGTCTTTGTCAGCAATAAGAGGAGCAGGAACTAAACCAGCAGCACCATCGGCTGAAGCAGTAGAGCCAGTAAATGCAGAGTAAGTAGTATCGGTTGCTGAGATTACATTACCTGCAGAAATCTGAACGTTAGTACCAGCAGAATAGGTCGTATCGGTTGGTGTATCCCAAGTACCGTCACCCTTCAAGAATTTGTCAGGATCAGAAGTAGTAGGTGCTGGAACAAGACCAGCAGTTCCAGCTACGGACGAAGTGGCGCCCCCGAAATCAGAGTAAGTAGTATCAGTTGCAGAGATAGTACCGTTATTTGCTATTGAAATATTTGATCCAGCGGTGAGTTTCTTTTGTATATAAGTAGTACCCATTGTAAACGTCGTGTCATTTACTGCCCCACCAAAACCAAAGTATCTATAATACCCAAGCTCTTCAAAATAAAAAGTATAGAGGTGATCATCTTCATCATACATTGCAGATGTTAATTGATACGCATTATTTTGAAACACGCCCGACTCAGTTGTTCTTAAAATTACGCCGCCGTCCATAAAGGAATCATAAATTTGTTTTGCCGTAACAGCCGTAGTTAGTGAATCTTCTTCATATACACTGAATGGATCAGAAACGTGCTCTGGAATATTTGGCAAATAATAAGTAGTTGTACTTGTGGCAGCATCACCCCAGGTACCGTCTCCCTTTAGAACTTTATCCTGATCGCCTGCAGCTGGAGCTGGGACTAATCCGCTAGTACCTGCTGTACCTGACGTAGCTCCGGTCATAACACCAGGCAAGTCGGATAATTCCGCTACCACAGTGTCATCAATCGAGATCGTATCATTGGTAATATCGATACCATTACCTGCGACGTAGGTTGGACCGAGGTTCTGAGGGATTGTCCTGATTGATGTGTCTAGGTTATTCATATTCTTATCCTGGGGGATTACTCCGCCCATATCGTTAACGGCATCATAGGCATCGCCTAGTCCGTTAGCATAGTTTGTAATTTCGCTTGCGATTGTCATTGGCCTCCTTATAAGTCAAATAATACCGTTGTGTTAGTGCCACCAAAGTTTGGGTAACCTTGCATCGCCTCGATTGTAGCTTGCATAGCCGCTGGGAAATGCACTGTTGCTCCAGTAGTGAACTGGAACATAGTCTTGAATTGATTGTCGTTTGTCCCAAGGCTAGTCAATGCAGGGAAATATACTGAAAGTGTATTCTGACCGCAGGAGCCAAAAGCGCTCTGGAATGCGCCTGATGCTTCTACAGTAGTAAGACTTGGAAACTCTACTCTGGTGAGCTTTTTGCACGAATAAAATGAGTAATAAAAACACTGGCTTGCTGCACTTGTGATTGTGGTCAATCCGCTAAAATCAATCGTTTCAAGGTTTTGGCAGTTATAGCACATATTATAGCCCATCGTCGAAGAAGAAGATATAGTTGTAATACCGCTTAAGTCTAGGCTTTTAAGTGATGGGCAGTTATAGCACATATAATAAAACGTATTGTTACCGCCAATAGTGGTGATTGAGCTAAGGTCAAGGTCCACTATAGCAGTGTTTCTGAAAGCACTATTCAGCCCAGGGTAATATACTTCAGTCAAGCTGCTTAAATCTATAGAAGCGAGACTAGAACACCCCTGGAAGATAGAGTTCACTAGGTCGCTGCTATTCACGCCAGAAGTTCCAATTCGCTGTAATGAACTCAGGTCTACGCTCGTTAATGAGGTACAGCCATAGAATGCGTGGTCCATAGCATACTGGTTAGTGACAGTAGTCAGCGAACTTAAATCTACAGACGTAAGGTAAGTGCAGTTATTGAAGGCATAGTACAACGAATACTGGTTAAGTGTGGTTACTCCGCTAGCGGTAAAAGACGTGACCTTACTACTATCAAACTTTTTTGTTAATCCGTATTGTTCAATTTCGGTTGCTGTAGACGGGATGGTAAAAGTAAAGTTTTCATCTTTTTTAGGTCCATATACTCCGTTCGTTACGCTTTGCGGGATACCAACAAAACTACCGCCACTAGGGATGGTGGCGATGGCGGTTGAGAGGTTGTCCATATTCTTGCGCTGTGGAATGGTGCCGCCCCTTTGCGACACCATGTTATATGAAGCGGTTAAACCATCAGCGTAGTCTTGGATTTGACTTGCGATTGTCATAGTCTACCTCCTAAGGCACCCCTGCCCCGGAGTTTAGGATCTGAAGTGCAGCCTCGATGTTACCGACAGTATCAGTAAAGAGCTTCTGGGTTACAGCACCATCCTCATTTTGACCTTGAGTTGTATAGAGAACTGGCACGGTGATGGTCTGCCAAGTACCATCGCCACGGAGGAAGCTATTTTGCTGTCCCATAGCAGGGGCAGGTACCAAACCTTTAGCACCAGCAGCGCCAGCAGAAGCGCCGGTCATAACAGATTCTTTCAAATTTGCTTCATCATACGTACCAGAAGTAGTACTTTGTGGGTTAGTCATATCGTAGACTAACTCGTATAAAGTAGTCTCCGCCAATGCATAAACCGTGTAGTAATTATTTACGATAGGAGTAGAACCAATTACGCGTGCTGACACATTGTTATTTGAGAATGTAATCAACAACGACTGTTTCTTAGTGTTAACAATATCGTAAATTTCTGCAGCCGTATAATAGTCTATTGCATCTTTTGCAATGGTAAAGTATCCAGCGGACGGCGTGTCAAAGGTCAGTGTGCCAGTGTTTGTCGACTTGATTGTGTTGCTTGTAATATCAATACCATCACCAGCAGTGTATGTAGTGTCCGTAGCGGAAATGGTTGATCCGGTGATTGTGATGTTTGCACCTGCAGAAAGTCTCTTTTGCGCTGCAATACAAATAGGAGTACAAGATGTGGCGTTTTCGCTAGACATGTTGAACTCATATATAGTAGGCGTGTCAAAAATAGGAGCAGGGGAATCATTCGTGGCAGTATCTATCACATGAAATATAAAATATACAGAATCCTCAATATTCTTCTGCGAGTAAACAATTAAATGATTAAACCCGTACGTATTTTGCCCTTGATACCCATTTGCGTTCAAATACACAGGGCCATTAAGCGTAGCTTCATAAACTTCGCTGGCGGTAGCAGGCGTAGTCCAACCTGCATCCTTATAGATTGTAGTTGTACGGTTTGCATGCAGGCTTTCGTTAATATAAAAGATTTTTGAAGTCGCAGCATCACCCCAAGTGCCATCACCTTTGAGTACCTTGTTCTGATCACCGGCTAACGGGCCAGGAACAAGACCTTGAACACCATCAGTAGAAGCGGTTGCACCGGTGAAGTGAGTGTAGGTTGTATCCGTAGCAGAAATTGTAACGCCATCAGAAGCGATCTGAATGTTCGTACCGGCTACCAATGTATCCTGTTTAGCACTAAGAAGCGTATCGGTTTCAGACACCGTATAGTATGGGCCTTCAGCGCCGACATAAGAGAATGAAGAAGAGGATGTGCTCCAACGGTAGTAGGTAATAGCGTCGTCATGAGTTTCATCGGCAAGAACCTTGATGAGGTCTTTGTCGTGGAGCTTAGAAGTGTCATATTGCTGGAGTTCAGCATAGGTCCCGACAACATCTACGACATCTGAAGATGCCTCAATGGTCTCGATCTCTTGCCAGATCTCAAGATCAGCAGCTGAACGAGTCTCGACCTCGCTTGCAAGACCTTCTTGAAGGTCCTTAATTTGCTTCTTAAGAGCTTCAACATCTACGGTGATCTTAGTTGGGATACCGTCTGAAGAGTAAAGATATACTTGATCGTTGGCTTCGTAGTAAAGAATAGCATTGCAGTACTTACCAACAACTGGTGGTACGGCAGTGTCGTCCCCCAGCGATGCCGGGACGACAATCTTACGAAACTCAACTAGCTGGCTTGGGTTCTTGATCTCAAGCGTAGCCTTAGTGAATCCTTTATCACACGCTGGTTTTTTATCGCCACAAGTTTCGCATCCCATATTATTCCTCCGTTACTGGTTCGAATTCACCGGCAAAGAAAGGTTTGCCAGTTTTGTCATAATAAAATGCATCCACAAATGGCACAGCTGGTGTGTCTTGGGTCATGCCTTTAAGATAAAGGAATTGGCTACGTAGACCAAGCTCATTGTCGATTAGATACTGTGCAAAATCTTCTAATGGAATGTCTGGCCAATCCATCTCTACTGGGCCAGCCCACACGGTCATGATACGATGCTTGTCATCAATGTAGAAAGTCGTATTGATGTTCGTGACGTGTGCGAAGCAGTCAGCTAAGTTCTTGATCCCGTCGACAGTCTCTACGGTTACAGAGGCTATCACACAGTTATAAGGGCATTCAGGGTTCTTGTTTCTGATGCAACCTTTAACTTTTTGGCGATATTCGCCTAATCCAAAATTGCACGAGCATGCGCATGGTTTCGCCTTCGGGAACGGGCGGCCGCACTTCTCGCACTGGTCATAATATTCTTTGTTATCCATATCTCAATTATAGCGAGATTATCGCACAGAACAAAAAAATAGCCCCCGCTTGGAGGAACAGGGGCTATTCCATGATAGAAATTTGGGGGCTGGAGCTTTGTGGACTTACGGCCAAGGATTTTACCACCACCGCTTTGGCTCATTTAACTTACGCGAGTACCATGCGAGGGAGAGACCAGACAACAATGAAGTTAACCACACCTGCGGCGGGATGACTAAGCGCAGGGAGGAGAGATTGGCAATATACAGTGTGGAGCACAAATATGGCTTACCAAAATGTGGTGTTCATGGGAAACTACCAGTAACCCATAGAAACGTAGCTTTTGATCTCTGCCCTTTTATGGGCACCCCCAAATTCCTATTTGTTAACTTTGCGAGGACGACCTGGGCGTCGCTTCTCTGTTGTTTTCTTTACGGGTTTCTTTTTGTCTTGTTCTGCTACATCTTTGATAGCCTTCTCGAGTTCGTTGACTGCACCCTTCTTAGGCTTAAAGCCAAGTTGAATAGCTGCGATGTCGTTGATCTGACGTTGCAAATCTTGGATCTGATCCCTAAGATTGATAAGTATGCTAGAGTGTTCGTCAACTGCTTGAGACAACTCTCTGCGGTTATATTTTACTGGGTATTTGTCATGCGTGAACATGATTCTCCATTCTGCTCCTAAGAGCGGTTAATTGTTTATTGCTAAGTGCCTTGATTGGCACGTCGATAATATCGTTGCTCACGAAGTCGTTGCACAGCTTCTTCCCCCACTTGTAAGTCTTGTAGTCGTAGTTGGTTATGCGAATAAAATTGTCTACCTCCGAGACCATATTGAACGGCCTCTCTTCGCTGTTCCCTATTAGTCGCCACTTGGCCCTGAATAAGAATGAGTGCAAGTCATAGAATACGTCGTGCAAATTGCCGTTAGCTTCCTCGTATTCTAGGGCATCGACCACCATCTCAACGAATGCCTCGTAAGGGTTCTCGTCGCCTATCTCTTGGACGAGCTTCATTATCTGATCCCATTCGAGTTCGTTAGGCTTGCGGTCCATTATTTGTCTTCCTCTACCTTTTTCTTTTTGACTGGTCCACGTTTAGAATTGCGACCGCCTTTCGCACCGGCCATACGAGCAAGTTCGGGATTGGCATAAAAACCACCAGTATGGCCATTATGACCACCAATTGCGCCAATACGAGAGTAAAACTCTTTGCCGTATCGTTCTTTATTAGTTTGGGCTGCGTGAATACCGCCCTCTTTAGTTCCTGATATAGTCACCTCACTTTCTGTTAATAGTTGTTGTTATACTTAAATGTTAACTCGCATTAGCGTCTTTGTCAACACTTTTCAAAATATCGTCCACAGCAGAGAAGCCGTCACCCTTAAAAGGGTTCTCAGTAATCGCTCTGGCACTGTCGAACTTAGAGTGCTCAGCCATCGCAGCTTGCCACTCTTCCTCATTAGCATAAGGGGTAGGATACTCCCTACTCCCGATAATGAGCTTCCACTTAGGCCATTCGGCCATGACCTTAGTGTTCTCTTCATAGAACTTAATATTGTACTTCTCGATCAGATCACGCATAGGCTTCTCAAGCTCAGGTTGCTTGAGATACTCAAGGTAGGTGGAGTAGGCCCTGAGGTCGGCCTCTGGGTGATCTTGATTGTATGAGTTAATTATCTCGAAGGCATGCTCTGCTCCCTCTAACAAGAACTCCTTAGGATAGAGAGGGTTACCCTGTTTATACAGAGTAATCGCTCGGCCGGTGTGAATACCGCCCAAGTGGCATAGTGAGCAAAGGCAACAGACCTTCTTAAAGGTTACTGTGCCATTAACATAATCAATGTCGTAGACCTCGTGGCCATGCCTATTCCTCAAGTTCTCAGGTTTGTTGCCGCAAATCTCACACGTATCGTCTGCCTGTGAGTACGCAAACTTTCTCATTCTATCCCACGTCTGCTTGCCTAACAAATTACGAGGGTTGATGAGATGGAGAGGTTTAGGGATGTTCGGCATAGCAACCAGAGGGCGCAAGTCGTCGCCCTCTGGTAATTTCCACTCGGTCACGAACTTTAAATCGCAACCGTTCTTAATCATAGTTGTTCCTTAAAAAGGAAGTTCCGCGTCAGTTAGGTCGACCTTCTCTGCGTCAGGGATAACGTCATTAACTGCGTCGCCCTTGTCCTCTTTTTGAGGCTCATCACCGTGTGGCATAGCAACGCTACGATCACGGAACTCTGCACGAGCATAGTCGTTCTCGGTGTATACTTCGATTTCTACGGCTGGCTTCTTGGCGAGGAGCTTCTTGTAGCAAGCTTCATAGCCCTTGATAATATTCTCTTTACCTGACTTGCTTTCGGCCATTTCAACAGCCTTCTTAGCGGCTTCTTCAGTAGCACCGAAGAGCATCATGAGGCGTTTGTTATGGACGTAGCGCCAGTTGTCATTCTTAAATGATAGCCAGTGGTCAGCGGATGGATATTGTTCATTCTCGCCTTCCTCGAACTTAAACTTCATAATGACAGAGCCATTCTGTCCTACTTCTTTAATCTCAACGTCATTACACTTTACAGTGTAATTACCGTCTGCTGCATAGTTTTTAAAGTTTCCGCCTGCTTTTTCTTCTGCGGTGTCCCAATCGATTGACATATATTATTCTCCATTTCTTAATAGTTTGTTAATATCGAAGGCTTCGTCTAGCTTAACTTCACCAGACAAGCCCAATCTGTTTTTGGCGAGGACGTTATCGTCTCCGTCAAGTACCAAGGTTCTCGAACCATTGGCATTCTTCTTGAGGTAAAATACCTCGTCACACCATTCGACAAATACGTTCATCGTGTTGATGTCGATCTTAGGTGCAATACGCTCGGTGTCAACACCGTCAGCGTCCATCAAGTCCTTGCGTTCTGCATGAGCGATTAAGCAGATGCCGTAGCCCTGCTTATTCAACGTCATTAGCATAGGCAAGAGCCTGGTTCTAATCTCATTCTCGAGAACCTGCTTACCATTTCCATAACCACCATTGGAACGGTTAAGAGTTTCTTTGAGATGATTTTTGTCGATACCGGCTGCGGTTTCCACGGCCTTACGTACCAACCAGTCGACGCTATCGACAACAAGCGTATCGTATTCACGCTTGCCGGCTTCGGCCACATGGTACAACTCGGCGAGGTCTTTGTAACAGGCATCTAGGTTTAGATATGTCCCTAAGCGATCTGGACCGATACGGTTCAGACCACCCTCGAAGTCTAGGAATAGTGGCTTACTCAATGTGTTCGCCAGACTAGACTTACCTGTGCCAGACAACCCATAAATCATGAGCTTCGGCGCATTATAGACGGGACCTTTGATTATATTCAAAGCTTCCTCCTAATTGTAGTGTTAAGTTTTATAGGGTGAGGGACGTATCCCTCAGTAGTTATTATACACGATATGCGAATTATTGCAAGCCCCCCATTACCCCTTCGCTAGTTTACGTTTGACCTGCTTAGAAATCTTTTCGTAGAACGGATCTTCAGTCTTCTTGTAATACCAATCACAGACCTCTTGTATTAGCTCAAGGTTCTGCTTCTCTTTCATCTTCGTCTCCTTTCATTTGTTCGAGAGCATCTTTCCCCATAGGCGTATCTAGGAAATTATTTATAGCTCCCATTAAACCACCTTTAGACTCTCTAAATAAGTTGTGCTCTCTCCACCTATCCTCTGCCTTGTCGAATTTATCGCCAGCAACCTCTTTCAGAAGTGCCACATCCTGTCGAAGATCGCTTGTGTATTCGTCTGCATCTAACTCTGCTACCGCACGCATTAGTTTGGTTGCTAGGACCATAGCGTTGTCTCGTGACAATACAACCTCTCTGTCTTCGTGTTTACCCCGCTCATCTTCTTTTACCCAGAGTTCAATACTTACATTGTGGCCGCCTTCCTCTTTTTCTTCGTCCCAGAGGTCACGACGACGGACAGATATATGGTCATATATATCAAAATCTTCTAGCTTTACTTCCCTATTCCCCCAGTCAAAGTAAAAACATTTATCGGCGTATGCCATTATTTATATCTCCTCTTCCTTCTATCAAGTTTAATTAAATTTTCTATTACGAATTTATGTAGATCTGGATCTCTACTCATCTTCTCCTTTGTTAACTTTCTTGCTCTGGTAACGCTCTCTCATATATGCATTCCACTTATCTCTATTCTTCTCGTACCACTCTCGTTGCCAGGCACTGCGCTTTGCACGTGTGAACTTACGATGCTCACGGATCTCGTCCTTGTGCTCAGCCCAGTACTTTCTATTATACTCTGCTCGCTTGGCTTTTCTCTCCTCCTCCCGATGCTTTCGCTCTCTGCCAAAAGCATCCTCTATCTGTTGTTTTATATAATCTAAATCCATTTATTCTCCTTATTTCGATTCGTATTCTCCATTAAATTTGAACTTGTACCTTAAATCACATTCTTCGCATTGGCAATACACACTGTGGTCTCTGAACCCAGGCACAGCTTCGTTGTATTCCTTCACTGTCCCTTTGCCACACGGACACTCATAGGTGGTTTCGATCTCTTCTCCGCTCGTTGCCCCATAGCTAACTGGCGAGATCAGCTCTTCTAGTTTCTTTAGTTTCATTCTTCTTCCTCGACATCTAGGTTGTCACTTAAGAACCAGAACCTAGCGACCACGTCGTCTTCTCCATTCTCGTCGACCGTCTCGACAACCTGTGCATCGAACCCGATCTTATTAGGGTACGCAGCCTTGACTAGCCTATAGATCTTCATAAGGTATTCGTCAACCTGTACGGCTAACGTCCTGCCTAGTAGCGTGTCATGCTTCTCGCCAATATGCCCACCAGCTCTGATTAGTTTGTCAGCATCTTCTGAACTTATATTACTCTTCATCTTCTTCCTCCTTTTCTGCCGGCTCTACGATACCGAGAGCGGCGATCATTATTGTATGTTTAGAATGCTCGGCCTGCATGTGTCGCATCCTAGCTAATAGCTCATAGTACACTGCATTGACGAACATTATACATGCCGGGAATGCAAATCGCACGTCCCATAATATCAGTAATGCAAACACTGCTGCCATGAGCCAACATGCTATAGCAAATTTGGTTTCAGTATCCTCGTGATGCTTATTCACCACGTAGTCTGTGTACGCCAAAGACAGCTCCATCACGCCTGTTTCATTTGCCACGTGGCGTGTTAGTCTATCTAGCGCAGGATCTCCATACTTATCTAGGATCTTCGCTGCTCTTGCTCTCTTCTTTTCTACTTTTGTCATTCTATTTCTCCTTCTATTAGTTTTTTACTTATACACCAGTTCTGCTCAGAGACCTAACTGGTTCATTCTTAGAATGCCATTCTGCATGACATTTTCTGCATAGCCATCTCACTTCAAGTGGCTTATTGTAATCATCATGATGGGCGTCAGCTGGAGTTGCTCCACAGATTTCGCATGGTCGTTCTATGAGTTTCCCACGTGCTTTAGCATGGTTCACTCTAGACTGAGCACGCCTTTCATCTGGGTGTTTTGAATTGCTCTTTTTTGCTCTCTCTATGAACTCAAGCTTATGCTCTTCATAATATTTTTTATATCTTGCTTGGCCTTTCTCAGAACTATGATATCTTTTACTATATTCAGATATCTTTTCCTTGTTATCCTCTCTCCATTTTTTTGCTACTGTTCGGTAGCGATCTATGTTATTTGCTCTCCTTTCTCTTTGTTTAGCATTTATCTCCTCTCTATGAGATGATGCGTATTCTTTCCATTTGTGCTTATTTTTCTGATAGTATGCTTTTCTTTTTGCTAAATATTCTTCTCTTGTCATAACTGCATTATACCAACTTTATTCAGAAAAATGAAGCCCTTTTGATATGCACCACTCTTCGGCTGCGAACTCACCCTTATTCTTCAGTATGTCTAGGACGTCTTGCTCGATTGTACCTGTCGTTAATAGATACCAGAACGTCATTGGGTGTTTCTGCCCCACACGCTTGATACGCCCCCGTCCTTGTATAGCTGTAGAATACGAGTAACAAAGTTCAACTGCCACCCAGTAATGTAAGAACTGTAGGTTCAATGCCTCCGACCCTGATTGCCATTGGCATATCACCATGTCTTTCGGGCCTACTGTGTCTGCCGTAGGTATCTCATGGTGCTTGCCATCTATACGCCACACTTTCCCCTCTTTGCCAAGTGCAGCTTTCACGATCTCCTCTAACTTATCACCAGTGGCGATGTAGTTGTAGAAGAACACGCACCCTGACTCTATATCTGTCACCAGATCTTTGATCCATTCCTGCTTGTCCTTCGTGAAGCATTGCCTGCGAAGCTCTGCCACAAGTGCTCCTGCAGTATCCAGGAACTCACCTGCCTCATTTGTACGTGTCTTGAGAACCTTGTTGTACTTAGTAGGCTTGTCGAAGTAGATCGTCTTATGCGTTTCACTTGGCAACTGTTTCTCCACGTCGCTCGTGTCTGGCGCATAACTAATCATGGCCCACATTCGTTTCAACTCGTCCTCGTGCACCCATCTTGTGATCTCTGGGTATCCTTTGTAGGTTTGAACTATAGCGTAGTTCTGTAGGAACTGCGTTTTATTTCTCACCATCTTACACGCCACGAAGTATGGGTAGAACTTCAGCCAGTTGTCTCCTGGCGTGCCCGTGAACCCAGCC